TTGGTGCCGACTAATGGTGCAAGTGTCGCGTAAGTGGCGTTGGCTGCGTATGAAAGAAAAAGAGTTAACGTGACTTCGTTGTCTTCGAGGCCAGCCGTGAACGTGTTTGCTGTATCGCCAAAAACGGTGTCGTTTAGCGCGGTCACGGTACGGGTCAAAGTGGCGCTTGTGCACCATCCGGTGAGCGCCGTGGCTCCGACGGTAACGACTGGATTTGAGAGGATAGTTGAGGTTGCCATGATTGCTCCTTGAGTTGTGGTTTTAGTTTGACATAGATTCGGGCGCTAGGTGTGGATTACGCCGTTTGGACTTCGGTTGCGACAGTAAGTTCGTATGCCGGTAGAACGGATCCGCCAATGTCGACGTTTGTAGGGCGGCCTGAGATGACGCCAATGTTGAGCGCGTATACCTGAGCCAGCATATTGAGAAGGGACTTCTGGGCGTCTAGGTTGCCGGGGCCCAGCGTCACGATCTGAAGTGTGAAGGTGAGTTTGGCGATGTTGTAGTTGTAGCCGTCAATGGAATCAATGTTGACGAAGACGCATGGCGGAACGATGTTGCGCGGATCGTTTACAACTTGGAGCCCTGAAACGGTCTGGAGTTTGGCGACTAGGTCGTCGTAGCCCTCATTGAATAAGTCGGTGTAAGTAGGGACTGGCATTAGGCCACCTGCGGACGATCAATGCCTAACAATTGGCGGATCATTCCATTGAGACCCATGACGGGAGCGGTTCCCATGGACTGAAAGGACGCGAAGGAATCCATAGATCCGCGCTGACGGTACAACGCGCCGCCGTACATGATCGTCCCAAGTTTGACATCCTGCGACGGGACGGTTGTGAGGGAGTCGACATAGCCGGCTTCCATTCTTCGGCGCCAACAGAATTGGTTTGTGCTTGCCGCGCAAATGGTGAGGAATGTGGCGTCGGCTGCGGTAGCGGTACCGATCCCCAACCAGTCCTCGATGTCCGTGGCCGTAATCCATGTGCAAGTCGGAGTTGATGTCAAGGTTCCAGACGCGGCGGTGCGATCTACATCGGCGGCCGTCTTTGCGTATAGAACTTGGTTGGCGATTGGTACGTTGACGTCGTAGAGCAAATCGCCTTCGGAATCTACGCCTTCGTAAAGATATTGCGGAAGGGCGCGGATCGTGTAGGTGCCGTTAAACGTGGCGTCTACGCCTGCAACCGTGATCGACTGGCCGACCTCCAACTCCGTCGGGGTAAGAAGTTGAAGGACGGCGAAGTCGTCTATGAGGTATTTGTTGGTGACGCTGTAAACAGCCATGAGCGGATGCTCCGCTCTCGACTAGGCCTGAGTGATCTTGCGGATCATTCCACCAATTGCGGCGAAGGTTGAGACGTAACCGTGGAAGGACATTGTGCGTCCCAAAGTTGACGGCACTTCAACGCTCATCAAGCCACGAATGGATTCGTAGAACTCGAATGCGTCGCCTTGGCCTTGGCCAACTCGGGTGATGATCATGGTCTTTGCAGCAAAGTTGCTGTCAACTACAAGTTGCAAGCCCATTGGGGTTCCGTTCCAAGATCCTGCGCTTGATGCTCCAAGTGCGTTCTGGCCGGTGAGGCCTGCTCCGATGAATGGGAACAATGGACGCTTGCTGGAGTCAACAAGTTGACCGAGTTGAGCCCACACGTCGACAGAGACGAACATGTGTGTCGGCATCCAGTTACGGTTTGCTGACACGTCGTTTGCTGCGTCGTAAACAGACTTCAACAAGTCTTCTGGAGTTCCGTCCCAGACGCCCGACGAGTTTGCTGCTGCAAGCAAGTTGTCTGCTGCCAAGTTGTCGGAAGCGATCATGTACTCGCCCATCAAGTCATTCAGGATTAGTTGCATCGCTGGACCTGACGTAAAGTCGATGTCCTGAATTGAGAGGGTCACTTGCCCGGCGAGGGTAGTCTTGCTGACCGAATTGGAGGCAATGACCATTGTTGTAGCCGATGCTGCGGAGAGTTCGCTTGACTGTGCAGCGACGCTTGTGTGCGTGGTGATCGTTGGACGAATGAAAGTCTTTGATGCTCCGCCGTCTGGATATGCGCGAGCGCCGAGTGCTTCCACGGTAGGCCTCACGAAGTTTAGATCCTGTACGAGCGGCAAGAGCACGGGAATTGGGAGCAAGCCGGGTGTGTCAGTAGTAAGCACATCGCCTGCTGCCGCTTGTAGTGCTGTGCGCTGTGATGCGCTGTACTCGGCGACTGCTTTGTTCATATTCTTGAACGTGTCTCCGCCGATGTGATAAGCGGCCATGAAGTCACCTGCGCTTGGCAACTTAAACTCGCGCTTTGGCTGCGCTGGAATTGCTGCGGTTGGAATGGTTGCTTCGACTACTGGTGTTTCTACTGATTCAGACATTGGGTTCTCCTGTTGAGGTTCTTGTTCTTCATTATTACTTATTTCTTCTTCGGGCTGGTGGATACTGGCCGCGACTTTTGTGATCTGCGCTGCGTCTCCGAATGCGCCTATGGGGACTAATGACAATTCCGTCCAAGAGGCTTCTTCGATGATCATTGTTCCATCGTCCGAATAAGAGAACTTGGTGGGGTTTATTCCGACCGAGACTTGGTCAATGGTGCCATCGCTGGCCATAATGAGCGCATCATTTCCGAGAGAAGTGGCGCTGATCTTGGCGGTGAAAAGCATGCCTTCTGGAGTGTCTACTCGCTCGGTGACAACGCCGACGGGTTGGCTGGCGTCGTGGTACATGAAGAGTCGTGGGGCTTTGCCTTCGGTTGGGAGGGCGCCCGGGAGGATGCGGACGGTGGTTCCGTCGGAGACGGTGGCGTCCACGTTGTAGGGTGCTGCGATTCCTGAGATGGTTCGGCGTGGTGCGTCGCCTGCGGCGGCGTCAAGCGTGAAGTCTCCTGCAATTAGTTTGATCATCGGTTGGCTAATCCTTCTTGAGTGTTTTCTTGGATGGTTGGTTCGTCGGCTTTGTCGGCCATGTAGTTCTCTTCTAGATAGGACTCTGCGTCAAACTCGACGTAGGTTCCGCGTGGAAGAATGCTGTCCATTGAAAGCGCTGCGGCAATTGCTTCTGCGTACATTTTGAGTCCGAAGATATACAAGTCGGCGCGTGCTTGCTGGGATGACTGGTAGGAATAGGATCCGGTTGAGACGCCTACGAGATACGGTGGGACGTTGCAAAGGCGAGCGGCTTCAAGGGCGCTGTAGTTTGCTGATTCAATGAGGAGCATTTTGTCTGGGCTCATTGTTGTCGGTTCGTAAGATAGGAACTCATTGAGTGCGGCCGTTTGATTTGTTGCGCGGGCTGCGTTAAACGATGCGGCAAGATCTGCCAATTCTTGAGCGCTTAGGGGTTCGCCGCCAGTTTGTTTAAGTACGCCGGCTGGAATACTGGAAGATGCGTTGCGTGTGCGCGCGTCGTTGATCTTTAATGCAGTCTCGACTACTTGCGTTCCAGAATAAATTAGTCCTTGCGTTGGGCTAAGAATCTGTACCAAGTTTGTCGGATCTATTTCGCCGCCTTGAAAGTAAACTTGTTTTGATGGCGCAAACCAGACGGGGCCAGCCATGTCGGTCGTGGTAATTGAGCCGGCTGGAAGACGTGTGAAGGATGCTGGGTAGCCGTCGGCGGTGCGTGATGTTATGTACCAGAACGCGCGACCGAAGAAGAACAAGTCGTCAAACGTCCACGACATAAGAAAGTTGTATGGCACTTCGGGATCTGGTCGGCGTAGCCATGATCGAGGAGCAAGATAAACCTTTTCCATTTCATCGCCGTTCCACATTTCGGAATACATTTTGAGCGGCATGCAACCGATAACGGATGCCATAAGATCGCGGCTCCTATTTATCGCGGCTACCTGCACGGCGCGATTACGCGCTTCGCCTTCTTGGTACGTGTAATACTGGCCGATCATATTGACGCCAGCGTTTTGACTGGAGTAGCCCGGACTGAACGCGCCTGCGGCTGCGGCTTTAGCCGGCGGCGGCGAGATAGCAGCCTTGCTTACTTTGCGATCAAATAATCCCATCCCTAGAGCATGACACACTTGGCGCGTTTATGGTGGCAACCGCTCGGAGGCGTTTCCGATCCCGACG